TGGCCAGATGGAGCACCCGGCCATTGGATTGAATATGGTTTTCAGCAGAAGCAAGTTAGGTTTAATAAAGATTTTATTCAAACCAGAAAAACGCCAGAGAAAATACCGCCGCGTCCATTTTTACGACCAGCAGCAGATAGCACAAAGGAAGAACAAAAGCGAGCGTTGTTTACGAAAATGCAAAAAGAACTTGCTAAGTACGTTAGCCAAACTTTAAGTCGAGCGGCTTGATGGCAGACATCGGAGCAGCAATCCGAAGCATATTGGTTGCCGATGCAACGGTTGCAACATTGGCATCCAAACGCATCAGTAGCGACTACCTTCCGCAAGGTTGGGAGTTGCCAGCGATTGTTTATTTTGTGATCGACGTAACGCCAAATGAATCGCTGACAGCTATCGCAAACATGTCGCGGGCACGAATGCAAATTGACTGCTATGGCGGCAGCCGCGGCGATGCCAATCAGTTGTCGGATGCGGTGCGGTTGGCATTAGAGAAAAGTAATCGAGGCGAAAACGCTGGCGTGTTTATCAATGAGATCAACATGGCAGTAGGTCCGCATGACGGCATTGACAGACCGCCAAGTGGGCAGGACACACGACGTTTCATATCGTCGATGGATTATTTGGTTTCGTATCGAGTAGCCATTTCGTAGGAGAAATAACATGGCAGATACCGGAAATGGTGCAACGCTGACACTTAGCAGCACCGGCAGCGTTGGCGATATTCGTCAAATGACATTGCCAGAGTTTGTACTTGAAAAGATCGAGGATTCGCATCTTGGTACAACTAACTTCAAAACATACATCCCAAGCGATTTGGAAGATCCTGGCGAGTTTACAGCCGAAATCATTTTTGATTCTGGCAGTGCCGTACCGGCTCGCGGAACGGTTGAAACTGCAACCGTAACCTTTCCAATTGCAAACACCAGCAACACCAACGCGGCAACACTGGCCGGCACTGGTTTTTTAACCACTTACAAGATTCCCGATCTTGCCAACGGCGAACTGCAAGTTGCATCTTTGACGTTTGCATTTGACGGGCAAACAGAGCCAGCATTTACGGCAGAAAGTTAATGAAAGTTAGGCTAGAGCCGCATACCGCAATGTCGCCAAGCGGCAATCAGATTTGTTATCCGCAAGATCGAATCATAGTGGATGACATGGAAGTCGCTGGCTACATCGGGCATGCGGCACATTGCAAGGTTTGTTTAATTCAAACCTACAGCGATGAGCAGCAGTACGAAATAGCCAGGCAGGTTGCTCAATTGCGAAAACAAGACGCAGTTGATGTAACGCCACGGCCAATTGTGCCGCCAGAACTACTCAAAACAGATGAGGAGACGCTGTTTAATGACGACGACTTTGACTCGTGATGAATTTATTGAAAAGGCGAAACGCATTTATCGCGAAGTTGATGTGCCTGGGTTTGGTCGCGTTGGTTTGAGGCAAAGACCGGAAACTTCGCGAATGGTTGAGTTTTTGCGATACCTCGACAAAAACGGCAACACAAATCCAGAACAAGCCAAGTTTCGTCGTGCTCATTTAATCATTGAGCAAGTAATGATTGACGAAAACACGCCAATGTTTTCGGCAGATGACATTGATATGATTGGCGAAATGGGCAGCGAAAACTTGGATCAGCTTTTTGCTGCAATCAATCGTTTTAATGAGGAAGTAGACCCAAACGCGAAGGGCGAATCGGAAGATACGAGCGGCAGTTGAACAAAGTGCCGCGATTTCGATTCGCCTGTGAAGTTTGCGAACGCCTTGGAATAAGCGATCCAGTTAGTTGCATCAACAATACACCACCAAAAGTGCTTGATCTTTGGATTGCACTAGAAGCAGTGCGAGCCAAAGAAAAGTCGAACGAATCAGAAATGATGACGCCTGAGGAAGCACTTGAAAGGTTAAACAGTCAGCATGGTTAGTGTCGGTTCGCTTCGCTACGATCTCGTCGTTGACACTGCCAGATTCCAAAAAGGCATGGTTGTCGCTCGTGGTGAACTGCGACAAGCCAAAAAAGCTTTTCTTGAGACGCGAACGCCTGCTGAGCGTTTGGGCTTAGAAATAGCTGAACTTGACGAGCTATATCGCAAGGGTGCAATTACGCTTGATACTTACAATCGGCGATTGAAGCAACTAAAAGATCGCTCGAATCAAGCTACGGCGTCAATGAAAACGCAGACGGCCACGGTCAACACGCTGGGCTCAAGTTTTCGCAGAATGGCTGGTTTTGCCGTTGGTATCTTTGGTGTGCATCAGGCGTTGAATGCCGTAAGCAACTCGCTAGAGGAAATGGATCAGACGGCAAAAAAAGCACGCCAGTTAGGCTTACTAACTGAGGATTTGATTGCGTTGCGATTTGCCGCGGCGGAAATGTCAGGCGTAGCGTCAACGACTGTTGATACTGCATTACAAAGAATGACTCGGCGAATAGCTGAAGCTGCCGCTGGATCAGGTGAAGCTAAAAAAGCAATTGAAGAGCTTGGGTTAAGTGCTGTTGAATTAAACGAAATGGGTCCAGCAATGGCATTTCGTGCTATTGCCGATGCAATGCAGGGCGTTAAAAGTCAATCTGATAGAGTGCGATTGGCTTTTAAGCTTTTTGACAGCGAGGGTGCGATTCTGGTCAATACGCTGGAGGGTGGAAGTGCCGCACTTGAGCAAATGGAGCAAAGAGCAAAATCGCTGGGTTTAGTTTTTGACGAAGAAACCGCGGCAGGTGTGGAAAAAGCAAATGACGCATTGTTTGAATTAAAGGCATCATTTTCTGGATTGGTTAGAGAATTTACAGTTGCAATTGTACCAGCTATTGAATTAGTTGCTGATTCATTTACCCAATTAGCCGCAGCGATTAGAAATTTAGGGAATGTGTACAAGCAATATGTCCGTGATATTCAAAACATTGGCCTTTCGCTTACCGGTTCATTTGGCGGAGGCATGGAGGAAATTGAAGCAGAACACGAAAGGCGTCGAAAAGCAGTTAAGGAAGCTGCGGAACGATTAAGAACGCAAGAAAGAAAAGATGAGCAACAGGAACAGGAACAGCAAGAATCGTTGATAAAATTCTCCGACGCTGAACCGTCTAGCTTACGCAGGGCTATAGATGAGCTTAAAGAGGTAATGCTTGAGAATGCTGAGGTTGCTAGGAAAGGAACAAAGGAAGAGTTCGACATTATTCGGCAGATAGATTTGCAACGACGACAATCAGAATCAAATCAACAAAACAGACAAATTAAACAACATCGCGAAGCACAACAAGCAAGATTTGCAATTCGTGATGCTATACGAGATATGCCTGAACTACTGCAACCATTTTTTGCTGAGGCTGTGGGATGAGTTTCGACGTTAAAGAAAGCCGCATGGGCGAAAGGATGACATTTACAAGCACTGGAAGCAATAACGAATCAATTTCCGTAACATGGCATAAAGAATATGACATTGAGTGGCTTGGATCTGCACCGCAAAATGTAAGCACCATTGACGTGCTTCAAGCACCGGGAATTCCTAAAGTAAACAGATCAATTTTTTCTACTGCAACTACGATTATGCCCTACGTGATATGCAGAGATAAAACAGCAGAAAGAAATCCTGATCGAATTAGTCGTTGGAAAGTTCGTACAAAATGGGCGACTGCAAATAAAAGAGGAAATGAAGGAGGGGCATCAAGTAGCGAGGAATCTGATAATTTGCCAATTAGCATACCAGCATCAGTCGAGGATATTCCATCGGCTGAATATGTAACGCTTGGTGAAACGGAAAGAGTTTTATGGTTTGAAAAGGGAGATTTTCCGCTATATCAAACATCCAGGACACCTTCAGGCAATTTTTGGAATGAGCCTGTCATGGACAGAATGCCAGTTTTTGAGTTGAAAATAACTCAATATGAAGAAGGCATTACCTATGAAGATATGATTGATAGGAAATTCAAAGTAAACAAAAAAAGTTATAGAAATAAACTGCCGTTATCTTGGTTAATTGAACAAGTTGAAGCACAAGAAGTTGAGGTGCTAACTACTAATGGCCCCACTTTATCTGCTTTAGTTACATATACGTTACTGCTGTCTCCAGACGAAGAATATGGTTGGCAAGACGTGAGAGGATTGTTTGATTCGCAGTTTTTAACGGTAGCAAACGATTTTGATTCAGCTAAGCAATTTCAAAATTTGCAACCGGGAACGCAAAGCATTGGATACATAAAACTTGATGGAACAAAGCGAGCAGATCAAACCGGTGAGCCTGATTACATTCCATATGAAATTTACGACACAATTGATTTCGACAGCTTTCTAAGAAGCTAATAAAATGCCTGGATATGCATTTAAGAGAAAGGCTGACGTTTTTTCGACTATAAAGTTGATAAGCGATGCCAAAAAAAATAAAAGGCTTACCACCCTAAACGGTTCGGATAATTCCGAGCGTGCTGGTACGCATCGGCAACAGCATAATACGGAGAATTTTGTATATTTAACTCCAAACGATGGGATACCAGCAAGATCGGGAACGTCTGCAGGATCGGCTCAGTGTGTACCGTACTACATCAATCGAAACGGTCAGTTTTTGGAATTGACTGATGATGATGACGCAAGCCAAACGCACACAATCTACAACTACAGCACGTCGGCGATCACTGGCAATGTTTACGTATCAGTTAATCGCGTTTTTGGTGAATTAGTTGCTATCGATGCTGATGGCGGTGGAACTGCTGACATCATTTTATTTCGCATAGTCGAACAAAGTGATGCAGAGGCGGCGGAAAGCAATGATTGCGTTGACAAATTAAAAGATGCGGGAGCAACCTACGAGGCCAATGTAACGTGGCGACCATGCGGCGTTACTCGCGTGGCTGGCGAATCGGACGGTGGCACCGTCACACTTTACGATCCGTTAAATTCGTTTTTCTACAATCGCGAAAACTCCGAAATGAGTGGACGCGAAGGCGTTGCCGTTTACATGCAGGAGGATGGCGGTTACGAATGCCAATGGGTCGTTACGTTCATTGATTGGTGGCGTGACGTGCAGATGATTTCGGACGTTATCGTTACTGAGGACGAAATACGCTTTGAGGTCAAAACTGTCAAGGTTTGGGACGATTGCGATCTGGATGACATCGTAATTCCGCTGATTGACTGCGAGGATCAATCATAATGGCGGATATAGTTTATCCACCGCTTCTAAAGTACGCTGGCAAATTGCTTTCACGTTTTGGCGGTTTGACAAACGATCCTGATTGTTGCTGTCCATGCCCAGCTTATACGATCATCTCTCGGTGGGAGGCCAGCCAAGGATCGCCACCAGGGCCAAATGATGATAACTGGCAAGATTTCATCACTACCCTATTGCAGGACGAAATTAACAATCCGCATTTGTGGTGTGATTGGAAAACGCGAGCTGCTGTAGCGTATTATCAGCCACCAGGCGGCGGCGGAATATATCCAACGTGCGGTTATGTATCTATGGTGCATCAAAATTGCACAACGCCTGGCGATACTACATGCTTGGATGAGCGTTTGTCGACACTTGGAACAGCGTTTTTTGGAAATGATCGATTGATAAATACGATCGATGTTGGTCAGCCGGCAACGTGTGCTTTACTTCGTGCCGAAATTGATCGTTTTTATAATTTAGATCAATGCACTTGCGTAGAGGAAGGCGATGAACCGGGGCAGGAGTATTTGCTAAATAAATACCTTCGTAACTGTTGCGGAAAAGATATAGCTTGCGGCAATGTCAATCAAATAACTCCAAACTGCGATATTTGAGATGGCTTGCAGCACTAGAAAAAAAACTCAAAAAGCACCGCAGTTTTCCATTGTCCGAATGCAAACTTGTGCTAGTTGTCAGCACAACGTAGATGGCGTTTGCTCATTAGTCAAAGAGCTTAAGCAGGGCAATTTGCAAAAAGACGCATTGATCGAAGTTGGCGTTTTAATGCCGGACGCTTGGTGTCCGATTGGAAAATGGGGACAGCATCGCGGCGATCCATTAGGACCGGGTGAGCGGAGAAAATGTCAATGGTGTGGCAGGCTGCACGATAAGCCGCAGGAAGTGTGCCCTTGGTGTCAAGCAAAGATGGGGATGCAGTTACGCAACATGCAAAAGGGAATCGGCGGTCGTGCCTGGGGCGATCCATTTGACGAGCGATTGCATGACGTGCGTATGCGTCCATTTACTGGCGAGGTAATCAAGCATCTGCACTTTTTCTTGTATCCGCGGTTTGCAGATAATACTGATTACCATCTGAGTAAGCTTGAAAAATTATCGGATCAGTTTAATGGCATAAAAGGCGTTACCGTTGCAATTGACGGCCAGACATGCGAAAAGCAATTTGACGATAGAATTAGGAATCTTTTTGATGTCGTTGATGTCGTTCAAAACGATCCAACTAGGCGTGAGCTGGTCGGATTTATTCCGTTGCTGGATAAATTGCTGACTGATGATCCGAATCACATTATTTGCTTTGCACACGCCAAAGGCCAACAAGCACACACGCACAATACAAGCATCATTCGACAGTGGAATGATGCCATGTATGAAACGTGTGTTGGGAACGCACAACAGGTCATTGAAGCAATGGAAATTGGACATCCGGTTACCGGCGTTTTCAAATCAATTGGAGCATTTCGCACGACAGCTTTTAAGTGGCATTACAGCGGTGCATTTTGGTGGGCAAGATCGCAAGCCATAAAAGAAAACCCAAAGTGGCGTCAAACGTGCCATCGTTGGTGGGGAGCTGAAAGCTATGTCGGTCGCCATTGGTGGCCACAGGAAACGCATTGCTTGTTTGGTGAACACACTGGCGGCGGTAGTTTGTACGATTACACAAGCTGGCAAAGAATCGGAAAAGAGTTAATAGAATGGAGAAAAAAGCGTGACGCCGTTAGATGTGTGGAAAAGTAGAGTTAATGAACTGGAAAGGCCAGAAATATTGGCAACCGGCACGAAACGATGGGAAGGCAGTCCGCCTGAGGATCATTCGCATCATGCACCACATGGAATTTGGATTGGGACTGATATTGAACCGGACGATCTAACCGTGCAAATTGTTGGCGACATTCAAACGCTATGGCAGACAACAGATAAAAAGTTTGACGCTATTTTTTCGCCGGCGACCTTGGAACATGTAGAGATGCCGTGGGTTGCAGCGTATAGTTTTTCGCAGTTACTCAAACCAGGCGGATTGCTGTATATCCAAACACACCAAACATTTCCGCTGCATGGTTATCCAAATGATTT